TTGCCGTCTCCGCTCTTTTCGCCATAAGCCTTGCGGACCAGCTTGGACAGCAGACCGAGAATGCCCTTCATATCACGCTTTTCCAGCATGATATTCATCGCCTCGCTCATGTTTCCGTTGTAATCGAGCTCGATATCCATCAGCTCAGCTTTGCTCAGATTGAAATAAAATGCATCTGTTCTTTCTTCGCCATTAAAATCGACGTAGGTAATATTCTTCTTAATCATGATTTACAATAAACCTCCTTGCAAATAAAAAAGAAAGTGGAGGGGGCCCCATTGCTGAGGCCCCCGAGTGAGCATATTATGTCGATTACTGACCCTTAATGGTAGTAATGACAGTGGTGGGATCAGGCAGTGCCGGAGCAGTGCTTCCGGATCCGTAAAGAATGGTCTCCAAAGCGGTCAGCTTAGTGGAGTCAACCGTGGTGCTGTCAATGACGATTTCACTCACCGGCTTATAATTGGCATAAGCACCGGTAAGCGGCGCAGGAACAGTATCGATGTCCCAGCTGAAGGTGATCGCGTCGGGGTTGTCGTTGATGGTCTCGTAGTCCTTGTCAGAAGGAGTAGCCGTGCAGCCGTAGACCAGGTGCAGCTTGTAGCCTGCAGCGCCGTTTGCGTCGGTACCGACTTCGGTGCGATAGCAGAAGCCAAAGCCTTTACGAGCCTGCTGTCCGATGACCAGGCCATTCGCACCGGTAGGCGTTGCCATACCGTCACAGGCTTCAAATTCGGCCGGGTAGGTGTACGCTTCGATCGTCAGGGAAAGCGTTTCCGCAGAACGAAGAATCGCGTACTTGATGTTATCCGCCCACAGCTCGTTCGGTTCTGCACCGTCCGGGTTATTGCTGACAGAAACCAGGCCGTTCCAGGCCACGCCGTCTTCATAAGTACCATCGGCTGCCATGGGATAAAGAACGCCATGGCTTACACCGGATTCATACTTGCGCATACCGGTGCCGTCCCAAGTAATCGGATAAGTAGTAGCCATGTTTCAAACCTCCAGTTTTAATAATAGATTTGGTAAACAAAGTGATACAGGTTATCGCTGACGAATTTATTGGAAAAGCGGATCCTCGGCAGCTGTTCGATCCCGCGACGAATATCCGTATCAGGATCATCAGTAATCAGCGTAAGCTGATACTGGTCTAGCCACTTGTACGGACGGTTATCGGCGCTCCGTATATCCACATGGCTCAGCGTGTAGATAATGCACGGATAGGATAAGCGACCGCTCTCAGGGGGCTTGAAATATACTTTTCGGCTCCCTAAAATGTCGCAAAGCTTCTCATGCAGCTCAAGGCGTGTCCCCATTGTAGATTCCTCCAATCTGAATGATCAACCGGGGACGCTGAACTTCCACCGAGGTCACTTTCCATTTTTCATTCATCCATTCGATATACTTGATTCTGGCAAAGTTCTGATATGCGTAAGCATCCGCGATGAGTCTGAATTCATTGTTGATCGTAAGATCATCGTTTCGGTCACCGCTGCTCTCCCAGCTGGATTTCACCCGATTGACATCACCGCGATAAACCAGCTCGCGAATTTTGTCAGTCCATACGCCGGGAGTTGTTTCGTAGCTCACGGCATAGCCGACTTTGCCGTAAAACTTTGCCATAGGGAATCACTTCCTCCTGAATTACCGGACACAAAATATAATTCCGTGCCCGGAATGGTGAAGCTGCCTCCCCGCATCCGCCCGGCTCCGCTGAGGAGGTTGCAGAGCGGGGCAGGAGAGGACGAATTCAGCGAAGGAAGGAGGAATAAGGAACTCCGTAGAATCCAATAGCAGCTTCACGATACCGGGCACGGAATATCATTCAGTGCCGGTCAGTCAACGAAGATTACGCTTCGACCTTCTCGTAGTAGGTCTTACCCTCTACCACGGAAGTATCCTGGCTGGGCCGATAGATCGTGCCGTTCTTCTCGTAGTATCCCTTCTCCTTGGGAGAACCGGTGTAGTCTTCGGTCTCTTCATAGGTGTAATCAGTGCCGTTAACGGTCAGAACGATCGCGCTGAAGGGCTTGGTCAGAGCGCCGGACAGCCGGGTTTCAATCAGATACTTGTACTGGTTGAGGTCAATATCGAAGTCGTCGAACAGATCCACGTTCGCGCCCTTGTTATGGCCCACACGGTAGTCCTTCATATCGACGATGATGCCGGCCAGCTGCTCATTGCCCTTGGCCAGATTCTCCATCACCGGAACAGTGACAATCTTATTCACGCGAAGCTTGCGGGCCAGCGCGGTAGCGTCGGCATACAGCGGATGGCCGATACCGTCTTCCAGCAGCAGCATTTCCGTCAGCCAGTCTTCGGTAGTGAAGAACGTCAGATTGCCGGAGCCCTTGTAATCCTTACGGGCCTTGATCGCCTTGCGAATCAGGCTCTTGGCGGTGGCAGCGTCGTCCGCGCCGGACTTCACGTTGGCACGAATGCTGAACAGATCGTCGTCGCCCCAAATAGGACGGATGTGATCAGGAGAAATCTTGTCGTCGTCGATCGCTTCGCGGCCATCGCCAACCAGGATCGCACGGGCAATTTCCTCATCCAGCAGCTGACGCATTTCACCCTTAATCCAGGCGACCACGTCGAAGTCGGTGATATCGTTGATATCGTCCTTATCCATCTTCTGCTTCTTGTACACAGTCTGCGGATCAGTAGTGCGCTTCAGCAGCGTAAAGACCTGCTCGATCTTCCGATTTCCCTTGGTGTAACCCTTGGCGCGGGCTTCGTCAGCGGTCAGGTTCGCAAACTGGCTCTTGATTCGGGTGAAGGGAACGTTGGTCACGCCGTCCATCACGACGCCGACCCAGTCCATGTCCCGCTTAATCCATTCGGGACGGTCAGTAATGTTCTTATAATCAGGGAACAGCATATCGACATCGGCGATGCCATAGGTCTGTTTCGTGCCATCGGCGTTATAGGCGTCATGGCTCAGTTCTTCGCCGCGCTGGGCAACAAATTCCTCTACGCCAGCCCGCAGGCTGCCTTCCTTCTTAGCCATAGCGAAAATAGACTTAAAGTCGTCCGCAGTCAGGGTAGCGCGGGGGGCAGCCTCGGCGCCTTCAAAAGCATTGTGTTTCATTTCATCGTCCTCCGATCCAAATTCATTGAGCATTTCACCAAGAATGAAATAAACAACATTCTTCTGCTCATCGGTCATTTCGTTGAACACGTCTCTGACGGTACGTTCAGCGTTAGGCATGTTATCATCCTCCTGCTTTACAGTCGTTGTGGTGGTAGTCGTTGTCTGTTTGACGGGCGCTGTATCCGTCTGGGCAGCATGCTCCAGCGTATTTGCAGAGGGCATAGGCCCCGGCTGATAGCTCATAAAAGGCTGAGCAGGTCCGAGCGGAATCGGATGCGCCAACGGCCGGAATACGAGCCTCGGCTGCTCCGGAACCTCAGGCGCCAGTTCTTCAGCGGAATGCTCGATCTCTTCTTCAGAAGCTTCCGGTCTCTCGATTTCCCCGTGGGAATAAATAACGGCCTCGTCTTCAACGACGGAGCCGTCTCCATGTTCCAGCACGGGGAATTCAATCAGTGCTTCCGGGTTCGCTCCGGCCAGAACCAGACTGACCTCGCGGATAATCCCATGCAGTACATCATGCCCTCTATGCTTCAGCTTATTGGCATAGATAGAAAACGCGTCGATGTCACCGTGCTGAATCAGCCGTTTGGCGTCTTCAGCGGTTGGGCTGTCGTTAAACCAGGCTTCCGCCCAGACGCCTTCCGGCTTCGTATGCAGGATGGCATGCCCGAGAACGTTGGAAGGATTGTCGCGCATGTGCTGCCACACAAGCGGAACTTTCTTTCCGTCGCAGTCGTCAAAAGATCCGGGTAGGATGGTACGCCCATCAGCGCAGGGAACGTTGAATTTGGTCGCCCATCCGCAAATATCATAAGGTCTTTCACTCATTGTTAGTCCCTCCCGTTACCCTGTTAATGCGGAGATGGGGGTGTCCATCAGGTCCGTTTGGGGTGGTTGAGTAGTATTGCCCGCGGGCTGCTGCTCCTGCACAGAGCTTGCCTCTGCGCCAGGAGCCATGGCGGGTGTTCCGCCAACAGACTCATAAGGCATGTTATTATTAATCAGTTCGTTTGCCCGATCGCCTTCGCTCGGCCTATATCCAAGAATGGCACGGAACTCGTTGGCACTCAGAATAGCGTTGCGCGTTAATACGTCAGCGGTCTTCGCCAGCTCCGTCACGGGAACCAGCTTGAAGGGTTCCTGGAAGAACATGATCGTTTGCCGCTGCGTCCGGGCCGTCTTGCTAAGCCATTTGCGCTTCATCTCATCTACAACGGACGAAAGCATCGGCTCGATCGTCCGGTTGATGTAATTCAGCATGGTCTGCTCGTCGGCAGTTCCTTCGAATACTTCCTTTGTCAGACCGAGCTGGGAATAAAGTTCATTCCGCAGGGCTTCAATCTGGTCCAGAAGGTTGTTCTCGATCGGCCGGTTAAGCTGCACAATCTTTTCAGTACCGTCCATCCAGGCAATACCGTACTTGCTGCTCTGCAGCTGATCCTCGAGCGCTTTCCGCCGTTGTTCGGCGTGGTTCTTTTGCATCTCGGTCTTGCTGGAGTAGGGGACCTGAATAATCATGTCCATCCGTCCGCTGCTCGTACGCTCGTCCACCAGGTCGAGCAGGGCCAGCTTGTTCTGAAGCCGCTGCAGCGTCGAGTTGGGCTCATTCATCACAGCGCGGAAAGGATTCTCCGGCAAGGCTACCATCTTTTTTGGAACTGTGATTTCCTGCTTCCGTCCGGCTTCTTCGTTGTACACTTCAACGCGAACATGCTTCGGATACCAGCTCACGACCCGACCAACCCGAAGCTGGCGGATGTCATAACCGCTGCTGTACTTCGGATCGACATCGGTCTCCACAGGGACGATGGCGACACATCCTTCGTCAAGAAGGCTGAGAAACACGTCCTGACGGAAAGCGCGGCCCGTCTGATCGACGTTGGCTTCCACGTTAAGGCATTCTTCCAGTCCGCTGTTAACGTGCTCGCTGAACCGTCCGGCTTCATCCAGCCGAACATGATGAATCGCCACAGACGCGCAGTCCATGGCGATTCGGTTGTAGATTCCGGTTACAACACTTCGGGCATTCGCGCGGGAAAGCCGCCGCGTATCCGGCCGGGTGCCATAGCTCGGCCCCAGATTATAAGCAGGCGCATCACGACCAAAGAAAGCACTCCAGGCATGTTTCAGCCTGTCCGAAAACCTTGGCATTTTGAATTTTCCTCCTGCTTAGTTATCTTCTCACATAATTACGAGGCTGCTGCTGATTGTAAAATGCATTGAGCACGTCGTTGTACATACTGTTTAACGGATTTGAACTGTTCTGAGCGTTCGCGTACATACGCTGAATCTCACTTTCACTCAAAGATCCGTTACGCCTGAGCACGGACAGCATACTCATCATATCCGATCTCGTATCGAGATTTTCCTGATAGGACGAGCCATTATTGGCTGCTTCGCGATTAATGCCGTCGACAACGTTTGCGGGTACGCCGGTTTCTCTCGCTCGATTAGAAGCGTCGTCGCCAGAGTTCTGCACATATCTGTATTCCCTGTCAGCGGCCTCAGCTACCGGTTGAACAACGTTCTCATTCGTCCATTTGGCCGCGGGCTGAATAACATTCTCATTCGTCCATTTGGCCGCGGGCTGGATAACATTCTGATTAAGCCGCTGAGCAGCGCCGCGAACAGGATTGATAACATTATTATGAACGTCATTTGCGAAATTGGTCGCAAAGTCGCCAACGGCAACTGCGGTGTTGGTGACGGGATCGATCAAATACGTTTTAACGGTGTTGGTTACGGGATCGATCATTTGACGCTGAACATAATTCGCTGCGTTCTGAGGAAGATCTGCAATCTGCCCGCGAACGCCGTTATCTGTCTGACGCTCGTAAATCGGCCCGTTCTCGTTCGTTCCGACCTGAACGTAACGATCTTCTCCGGTTCCGTTCCACCAGCGATTGAAGTCTTGACCACGTTCGTCAAACCAAGTGCCAACTTGTCCGGGAACCGCAGCAATGTCGCGGCCGGCCTGATCGAGCAAATTAGCCGCATTCTCGCGAACACCATTCACATGATCGGTCTCGCCGGCCTGACGACGGGCACGAGCATCGGGGTCTCCCGTCGGGGCAACATCGTAGCCGTTCCACCAGCGATTGAAGTCTTGACCACGTTCGTCGAACCAATTACCGACTTGTCCAGGAACTGCAGCAATATCGCGGCCACGATCACCGATCCAATTACCGACGTCAGTTGCCGTCCTTCCGATATCACGACCGGCCTGATCCAGCCAATTAGCTGCGTTCTCGCGGAAGCCGTTTACATGATCACCCTC